TCATCTTTCATTCCACGCATCAGAAAACTGAATGTTGCCATCACAGTATTTCCAGGTAATCCGCTCATACCGCATGGCTACGTTTTCAAGATGATTATGTTTTTCGGTCGCCGGGTTTTTGATATCGAGCATATGCGGCGCGGAGCTGACGATCTTCACGTTCTCAAGCAACATGTTGAAGTATTCAACTTCTTGCCGGCGTCGTTAATTCTGTACCATTTAAATTCTGCGCTTTTAAGTGTCTGCCCGGTGGCAATAGCCTTGTAAAGATACGGGCTGGAAGAGTCGAACTCTTTTTGAAAGTTAAGGGGGGCATGTTGCCTGGTGCCGGTGAGTTTTCCGGTTCTGCTGTCTGTCGGAATATGCAGACTATGACCAAAAGATAGAATCTCTATGCTTCCCTCTCTATCCTGGACATCAACTGAACCTTTGATATCCGCGCCGCCGTCGTCTTTTAAAAATAAATATGCAGGAATAGCCATTATATAAACGCCTTTTAGTTAATGAGGTGACTAAATCCTATAACCTAAGCCGCTAGTATGTCTAAAGTAATTTTATTGTAAGCTGGTAAATAACATATATGTGAATGTGTTATTTGGATTTATATAAAAAATAAATGAAAGGAAAGTATAATGGAGAATATTGAAATCGAGAAACATAAAAAATTCATAAATGCGATAATTTGGAATTAAAAAAACTGGAAGAATATAAGTGATCTTTAAATTCTGAAGCATTTTTCTTTGTCGATTATCATGGATTTTTATGTGGTTCACTTTCTGGTGAGATGCTGGCCGCCAATCGGGAACAGCTCAATGTAATGATAGAATATTTGAATGGATTGCGCACCGAGATAAACCGATGAAATCATTCAGGGTAATGTAAATTATTTGTTCGATATTGTTTGTTATCTATCGGATATTGATTATCTGCATTTTAGGTTATTTTAATAATTATTAACCTGTTTTATTAATTAACGTGGCACTCAGACGTGAGCCGCCACTGATCGCCCGGTTTCCTTTTCCGCTCCTGCGGTTTTCCTTCTCCCGGCGGCGGGTAATCTTCAATTTTTCGGAAGTGGCCCAACGACGCAGACGTGTGTTTGTTGTCGCAAGTGCTCGAGATGATTTCTATCCCGCAGCGGTACTTTTTGAGTTCGACGGCGTGCGCCGGGATATTGCGCCGGGTACTGAGCAAAATATTTTGCCGACGTTACCCGGCGCAGGTAAGTTAAGACGGCACGGAGAAAAGAAAGACGATGCCAAAGATAAACAAACTGCGAATTCGCAAAAAACTACGCAAAACTGCGCAAAAAAAACTGCGAATTCGGAGTCGGTAAAACGCGAAAAACTCATCGACGCATACCGTCTGGCGGGTGCAAATGCGAAGGGTTTACGGCGTTTGTGACCGCAGCCAGCCCCTAAGAATTCCTAAGGTTTTACGAGCCATTAGCTTGCGCCGGGGCAAGCCAGATGTTAAGAAATGTTAAGGTTCAAAGAGCCATTCTCATGCTTAGAAATGCCAGGGTTACACGGGCCATTCGCTGGCAGCGTGACAAACATCAGAAACGCTATTCATCAGATTGCGCAGTGAAAAACTGGGTACGCAAGGTACGCAAAAAGACGTGCCAGCCTTTTTTATATGATGCGGGCGGGCTTATGCGTGGAGTTCGTCCACCAGCTTCACACATCGTCAATGTATGCAAATGTTAACGTTTTGCGAATGGCACTAAGCAAGAAATGCTGTAGATATGGTGGGCGGTCATATAATAACCATAAATCACCATGGTTACCTTTCTGGAATATCCCCGGCATATCCCCGGAAAAAACAAAAGGGCCGACGATTACTCGCCAGCCCTTGCTGTGTTTGGTGGCCCCTGCTGGACTTGAACCAGCGACCAAGCGATTATGAGTTCCTACCAGAACAACCGAAAATCAATAGGTTGCTTTATAAATCATGGACATAAAGGGCCACTCTTGACCAACTAAGGGCCAGTTTGAGCCATTTCTACCGCCACTTTATCGCCACTCATCGCCAGTGGATTAAGTTTAACGGCATCCTCTAAATGGTCAGGGGCAAAGTGCGCATATCGCATCGTCATTTTTATGTCGGTATGACCAAGCACGCGCTGCAAGACCAGAATATTACCACCATTCATCATAAAATGGCTGGCGAAGGTATGCCGTAAAACGTGGGTAAGTTGCCCGGCCGGTAATTCGATGCCTGTCCTTTCCAGAGCAGACCTGAACGCCCCATAACAATCACTAAACAGTCGGCCTTTTTTGTCATCAGGTAGGGAGTCATAAAGCTCTTTACTGATGGGAACTGTGCGGTTTTTTCTGCCCTTTGTGTTGGTGTACGTGATTTTGAATTTCGCGAGCTGGCTTTTTTTCAGGCTCTCAGCCTCTGACCATCGAGCGCCAGTGGCGAGACAGATTCTCACCACTGTTTCTAAATCAGGGTGGTCATGGCGTTTGCACTCTCCGAGCAGTTGCGCAATCTGGTCGTGAGTTAACCAGGCCATTTCCATTTCTTCTGTACGGAAAGGGCGCATATTTTTTAGAGGATTTTCACCCTTCCATTCGCCGAGGCGATTTAACTCATTGAACACCGCGCGGAAGTAAGCGAGTTCAAGATTAAGCGTGCGAGGGGAAACCTCTTTTACCCTATTTGAACGGGCATACTCACCCTTTAGCCGCTTTTCCCGGTAGCGGGAAAACATCTGTGCATCGAAATCGCGTGCGAGTGGTTCGCCCATACACTCAAAGGCATGATGCATAGCTAGCTGGCGTTTTAGTCCGTCTCTCAAGGTAATACCATGAGCGCTATACCATGCGTCGACCAATTCTTTTAGCGTTCGCCTGTCTTCCTTTTCCTCCTGCCACGGATTTTGTACGGTGTATTGTTCAAAGGCCAGCGCCTCACCTTTGGTGGCAAATTTCTTTCTGATACGCTTGCCTTTTGCCCCGTTAGGATAAAGCTCGCAAATCCAACCTCCAGCGGGGTTTTTACGGACAGTCATCAATTAACCTCGCTGTACACACCTACCACTCTACCCAGCGTCTTTATGTCATCAATACCGCACTCAAAAGGAACCTTTCCACCAGTAACATGCAATTTTCTACCCGGGAGTTTTGTTAGCTCTCGAATACTAATTCCACCCTCTATGTCGACCAGCCAAAGGCCGTCAGAGAGTGATGCCTGCTTATCAATGAAATGGAGTTTTCCTTCCGTTCGTATAGCCATCGCATCTGTAAGCGGCTTTGTGAAAAAATGGGCGTCAACTTTTATAGAACCATCACTTTTGAGTATTTCTTCACTTAATGTGAATGACTCGATGCTCATTGTGTCCTCGGCTGACGCAGAAGATGTGAACGGTTGCCCTTTTCCTGTAAGTAACCACTGCAGATTGGCCCCTGTTTCAAGAGCGCAGTGTGCCGCAAAGTCATACGAAATAGCGCCTCGGGTATATCTGTTAGAGAGGGAGCTCGATGCAATATCGAAATGGTTAGCTAGCTGAATTTTCTGTGAAAACCCGTAAGCCTCGCAGATGCGATCCAGTACATCAACGTTGCTCCATCCTAAAGAATCTATTCTCATTTCGATAAAACCTATTTACTACTTCTCATTTGGGAAGTATATTTTGGCTAAACCTACGCAATTGATGGCCCTATGTTGGTAAACGATGGCCCTTTAATTGCAATCTTTGGCAAATAGGGAATCATGCAACATGGCTTCTGAAATCGCAATCATCAAAGTGCCTGCACCCATCGTCACCCTGCAACAGTTTGCAGAACTTGAGGGGGTTTCATACCGCACCGCGCGCCGCTGGACTACCGGAGATAACCCGCGTTTACCTATCGAACCTCGCGTTATCCGTAAGGGCTGTAAACGTGCTGGCGGTCAAGTTCGTATCTACTATGCCCGCTGGAAAGAGGAACAAATGCGTAAGGCATTGGGCCATTCCCGTTTTCAACTCGTTATTGGTGCGTAATTCACTTTATGTGAATTTTGAGGGCTCAACATGTTTGATTTTCAGATTTCCAAACATCCCCACTATGACGAAGCGTGCCGGGCTTTTGCGCAGCGTCACAACATGGCAAAGCTGGCCGAGCGTGCGGGTATGAACGTTCAGACGTTACGTAACAAGCTCAACCCGGAGCAGCCTCACCAGTTCACGCCGCCTGAATTGTGGCTACTGACCGACCTGACCGAAGACTCAACCCTCGTTGATGGTTTTCTGGCGCAGATTCATTGTCTGCCATGCGTGCCGGTCAACGAGCTGGCAAAAGAGAAACTGCAATCCTACGTCATGCACGCAATGAGTGAACTCGGTGAACTGGCGAGCGGTGCGGTATCTGATGAACGTCTGACCACTGCCCGTAAGCACAACATGATTGCTAGCGTAAATGCGGGGATTCGCATGTTGTCATTATCGGCAATGGCGCTGCATGCACGTCTGCAGACTAATCCCGCTATGTCGAGTGTGGTCGATACCATGAGCGGTATTGGCGCATCGTTTGGTCTGATTTGAGGTGCGTATGCTGAAAAGTGAACCGTCATTCGCGTCTCTGCTCGTTAAGCAAAGCCCAGGCATGCACTACGGCCACGGCTGGATCTCAGGTAAGGACGGCAAGCGCTGGCACCCGAGTCGCTCACAGGCTGATTTACTGGCTGGCCTCTCTACTCAAAAGCAGGGGGAATCATGGCTATCGAAGCTGTTTCCACGACTGTTCCGCTAAAAGTGGGGGAACGTCTGGCCGGTCTCAATTATGTGGCTGAATTGCGCGCGAGATATTGGGGCGATAGCTGGAAAGAGGTTGAGCGTTTTGTCGATGATATGCGGGATAAACGTGACCCACAATTTGAAGAAAATAATCGGGCGCTGGCCGCTATTTTCTTTCTGGCAAAAATACCGGCGGCTCGTCATGAGCTCGAATTAAGTGAGCTGACTACTGACGAGAAAAAGGCGCTTATTACAGCGATGAATCATTTTCGTGCAGTGGTGAGTTTATTTCCCAAACGGCTAACCATGCCGAATTAACCAAAACAGAAATTTAATGGCGTAAACCCGCCGGGATTCTTATTGCCCGAAATCAGGAGAGTTAATTATGCGTAATACCGAAACCCGTAGTTTTAGCACTGATAGTGATGCGCTGGCCGTATTGCTGACCGATGCCAAAAAAGAGGAGCGTAAAGACCGCGCGCTCGCTGTTTCCATCCGCCTTGAGGCGCTGGCTATCCATATCACCAAAGAGGGTATGAGCGGCCCCGAAGCTGCCGAACTGCTGCGCCGTGAAGCCACTCGCTACGAAAACGAATCACAGGAGCTGCACTAATGGCCGACACAATTGATTTAGCCCAACAGCGTGAGCAGGAAGACCGCGAGCGCTACATCAACAAAGCGCGCAGCCGTATCGCTGCGCCCTCTCGTTTCATCTGCGAAAAATGTGACGCACCAATCCCGGAAGCTCGCTGCTATTCCGGGAGTGGATTTGTGCGTGACCTGTCAGCAAATCGACGAGCTCAAATCTAAGCACTACAGGGGCGTGTAAATGAGCATTCGTATTGAAGTCGGCGATAAATGGGTAATTACCAGCGACCAGTATCAATTCATCCTGAATGAAAAGAAAGTCGTTAAGTCAGGTAAAAATACTGGCGAGGAATGGCTCGACACTATCGGATATTACCCAAAGATTAACCAGCTTATTTCCGGTCTGGCACATCACTACATCCATAATTCGGAGCTTCAAACTCTGAATGACATTGCCTCTGAAATTGAGCGGTTGGGGGTGTTATGTGAGTCAGCCTTTCATGTTGGGGCTGCGAAATAGCATATGGTTAAGGGCGTGGCAGACGTTATTCATTATCATGGAACACCTGTATGGGGTGACGCCGGTAATGTTCACCGTATTGCGGTAACCGGTGCTGGCGCATTTGTATCGTATGCACGCCCTGACCAGTTAGCTTCATCAATTAAATACGCCCTCTCTGTTGCTATAGATAACGGGGCTTTTTCAGCATGGAAGCGCGGCCTTGTTATTGACTGGCAGCAATTCTATCAATGGCTGATTCCTCATTATCACCATCCCAAGCTGTCTTTTTTTGTTATCCCTGATGTGGTTGAAGGTGGAGAGGCTGATAATGACGAGCTTATCGCAAAGCTACCGCGCTGTTTCAAAGACAAGGCCGCTCCAGTCTGGCACCTGCATGAATCGTTGCATCGTTTGGTTGAGCTTTGCCGTGAATGGCCGCGTGTTTGCTTTGGTTCGTCAGGTGAGTACGCAACTATAAGAACCCTGCTCTGGCATAGAAGAATGTCAGAAGCTTTTGAAACCATTTACTGCAAGCATAGTTTCTCAACGCAGGTACACGGCCTCCGCATGCTCGATGGTCGGGTTTTGGGTAACTACCCTCTGGCGACAGCCGATAGTACAAACCTTGCCTGTAATGTGCCGAAATTCGAAGTCAAATATCCGGAGCTAACAAAAGCAATCCGCGAAGCCGATTATGCGAAAAACCTTTCTGAAGATGAACTTAAAGCCGTCATTCTCAAACGCCGTTGCGCCATTCTGAAAAACACTATTGAGGCTGTTTCCCCTCCATCAATTGCCAACTGGTTATCAAAAGGGCTGACTCCGCTTCAACTGGAGTTGGCAATCGCATGACGAAATATACGTTTGCATACCCATGGAATGTTCCACGGTCGGCAATAGCCAGCCCATATCTTACCTATGAGCAACAGTATCGCCGCGACCGTATGTTCGCGGCTTTGCTGCATGCGAGAAAGGTGCTTTCTCTCCAGCCTGAGTGTGTGCGCTTTGACGTTTATCGCACCGCTGCAGTGCTGGAGCAAAATCAGGGCAGTCAACGAGCCAATGCCTTTTTAATCAGCTTCTGCAAAAAGGCATTGCCACGTCTTGAACTGGTCGCAAAAAAATACGAGTGCTCGGGCATCAACAGCAATGTATCAGCCGCTGTTTTCGATGGTTATTTTGATACCCAGCTTATGCAATATCTGGCGTCACGCATGGTCAATATGGTCGCCAGATTTAACCGCCTCCCGGATATGTCGCGCGCCGATATTGACCTGCTGGCCTCGGATATCGCTAATTTTATTCGCGCTGAACTGGCCGACATTGATGACACCGGATTTAGCGAACTCAAAACGCTATACACCTGGTACATGCGCGCCGGTTTTATTTCCCTGCAATTCAACGTTACACCGCCGAAATGGGAGCGTGTGACTAAAAAATATTTTGGCGAGGATGAAATCGCACCGGCAGTAATGCGCATGTTTAATGAGGTTTGGTGGCGCGGCCGTTTACGTCGTATTGCGTCTGCATGGCGCGAACATCTGCAAATTGCTGTTGGCAACGTCAGTAAGAAAAAGCACGCCTACGCGAGTAAAAACTGCGTGACTGACTGGCGCGAGCAGAAACGCCGCACACGCGAATTTCTTAAAGGACTGGAGCTTGAAGACGAAGACGGCAACCGCATCAGTCTTATTGAAAAATACGATGGTTCGGTTGCTAACCCTGCAATACGTCGCTGTGAGCTGATGACCCGCATCCGTGGGTTTGAAAATATCTGTAATGAGCTCGGTTATGTCGGTGAGTTTTACACTTTAACCGCACCGTCTAAATATCACGCCACCACCAAAGCGGGCTACCGTAACAGCAAATGGAACGGTACCAGCCCTTCGGACACGCAGAGCTATCTAACCGGCCTTTGGGCACGCATACGCGCCAAGCTACATCGGGAAGAAATCCGCATTTTCGGTATACGTGTTGCCGAGCCTCATCACGACGGAACGCCGCACTGGCACATGCTTATGTTCATGTTGCCGGAAGACGTCGAGCGCGTGCGCCTCATCATCCGTGATTATGCGTGGGAGGAAGACCGCCACGAACTAAGAAGCGATAAAGCCAAAAAGGCTCGCTTTCATGCCGAGGCCATTGACCCGGAAAAGGGCAGCGCTACCGGCTATGTAGCTAAATACATTTCGAAAAATATCGACGGCTATGCTCTCGATGGTGAAATCGATGACGAAAGCGGTGAGCTGCTGAAAGAGACAGCCCCCGCCGTATCAGCATGGGCGGCGCGCTGGCACATCCGTCAATTCCAGTTTATCGGCGGTGCGCCGGTGACGGTCTACCGTGAATTGCGTCGTCTCGCTGATACCGAGACCGCACACGGTTTGAGCGTTGAGTTTGCCGCCGTCCATGATGCCGCTGACGCTGGTGATTGGGCTGGTTACGTTAATGCGCAGGGTGGCCCGTTTGTCCGTCGCGATGATTTGCAGGTGCGCACGCTGTATGAGCCGCGCGCCGAGTTTAACCAGTATGGTGAGGAAACCGTCTGCATCCGGGGCGTGTACGATTCCGCTGTCGGTGCTGGCACCCCGATTTTAACCCGGCTAACGCAGTGGAAAATTGTGCCGAAGCGTGCCGTTGATTTGGCCGTTGACGTTAAGGGCGCTCCTGCGCCCTCTCGGAGTTCTGTCAATAACTGTACGGGTAGCGAAAGCGATCCACCGGAACTCGATTTATCAAAACCCCTGAGTCGACGAGAACGACGAGAGCTGACAAATCGACTCAGGAAGCAAAAGCCAGCAATACGGCGAAAATTCACCCATGGAACGGATGAGCAAAACGCAACTATAGAGAAAACTATCGGCGAGATACGTCTGACAACTGGCATCACAATCAGCCGGGGCGAAGCCCTGCACCTGATGACAGGTGGTAAAAGTTGTTTTGATAGCAAGTGGCTACGCGGAACGGCTAGAGGAGAAATATTTTCCGCAGCACCATCGCATCAGGCTAAAGCTAAGGAGCATCAGACCAAAGTTACAGAAATCCTCAATCGAGTTGCGGCTTTAGCTGAATTGGTAACGAAAGAATAACCGTTAATATTCATCCATATCATGTACATACAGTGTATTTACTGCTTTTTTTCCTTCACATTTTTTATCAATACGTGCTACTGTATGTTTATACAGTATCTCGTTGTGGAGGTTGTGTGGATAGAGAGTTAAGTGAGCACGTTATGATTGAGCGGGTCGAAATGATTGCGCGTCTGACGGCTGAAGGGACTTGTCAGGAAAGAGACCGTGAAATCGCATTGAATTTAATTGCGGAGATAGCAAGAGGCAACTTAATGAAAAACAATAATTTTTCTGTTGTTTTCTCCGCTCCACCTGTTGATGAAACCTTTGCGAAGGAGGGCAAAGTGAGAGTAAATATCACATTAGATAAAGACCAAATAATCGGCCAACCGGTGATTGATGCTTTTCAGAGTGAATTGACCAAGCGAATACAGTCAGTTTTTCCTTCAACTCGCGTTAATGTCAAGAAAGGTTCTATGACTGGTGTTGAGTTGATGGGGTTCGATAAGGATTCAGACCGCGAAGCGCTGGACGCTATTCTTCAGGAAGTTTGGGAAGATGAGAGCTGGCGTTAATGCAATGCGTCCATCGCATTTTTACTCAGTGAATTTAATTAAACTTAATTATTATAAATGAGTATAAAAATTATGTTTTTATGTAAAAATGTTATAACTCGTGCTCTTAAGCGGAGCGGATAACTTGATATGATGTTTCTATTGGTTAGTTAGTGAGATATAACGCCATCAATTGGGCATTTATGTCCGTGGAAAGCTTACGCTTTCTAACATTTACCCCGCGCAACGCCTCAGGGCCTCGCAGCGACACAGCTCGTAAGAGTCATCGCTGGCTCAGATGGTATGGCGTATGGGTATTCGAACCCTTTGGGCGACCAAGGGTTCGTGGAGCAGGGGGCTAGTGCTGTTCAATCTCATCCTTATGAGGGCGAACCATGGTGCTGGAGCAAACATACGTTTGCACACCATGGGCATAAGGAGAAAATCATGAAAAATGATAAATTAACCAACGAACAGCAGGCGCAGAGCAAGTCAAACCGGAAGAAGTGGATCGCTTTTGCTTGGGAGGCGATTAAGTGGGGTATCCGACTACTTGATCTAATCACTCGATTAGTTGATCGCTTTGAAGGGGGAGATGAGTAATGCGTCCTCCCTAGTTTCAATAATGTGGAGTTGCCAATGTTACATAAAGCCCTTCGTTTGATAAGGCAATACCATAAAGAGTCATTAGTTGATTTATCAGCATCTTTAGGTATTCCAAAAGATAGAATAGTAGATCTAGAAAGCGGGGTTTGGTCTCCGTCGATTGAAATCTTACAGCGTTATGCATCCCATTTCGACATACCAGTATCCTCTTTAGTATTTTTTTCAGAATCCTTAGGCACTCAAGGGCGTCTGTCTAAACGATTACGTTTGAATTTAGCTGGTAAAGTTCTGGATATCGTAGAGTGGGTAAGTAATAAAAATGAAAAAACGGAAAAAGCTTAAGATCTCCACTAAAAACAAGTCTTATGGCGTAATGGATTCGCCATTTTATAAACTCAAAAGCAAAAAGAAGCTTGCAGGACTTCTTTGTATTAGTGTTAATGATTTATCTATTTTGAAAAATGATGAAGGTAATTACTCCGTTTTCGATCAACTGTCTAAAAAAGGCAAGTCACGGAAAATACAAAAGCCTTTAGATAAATTAGATGTAGTACATACGAGAATTGCAAGTTTATTGTCACGTATTGCTTTACCAGAATATCTGCATTCGGGGAAGAAGAGGTGCTCTAATGTGACGAATGCTAAAGCTCATCTTAACCATGAAAAGATGATGACAACTGATATTAAGGCATTTTTCCCTTCAACAACTAGGATAATGATATTTTCATTTTTCTTTTCAGTGATGAAAACGTCATCTGACGTTGCTGATATTTTGTCGCACATATGCACCTGTCATGACCGGTTGCCAACAGGAAGTCGGATCAGTATGCCTTTGGCCTACTTTGCAAACTCTAGAATGTTTGGTGAGATGTATGAACTTTGCCAAAAGTTAAAGGTTAAAATGACTGTGTATGTTGATGATCTTACGTTCTCGGGTGCTAACGTAAATCGATTATTCTGCGCTGTAATTCGTAAGGTTATCAGCAAACATGGGCATATCATGCATCCAACTAAAACGAAATTATATGCTAAGGACCAACCTAAGTTGGTTACAGGTATTATTGTATTAGGTGATGTTTTAAAGGTTAGAAATGAGCAACATCGATTAATGGCAAGGGATATTGAATACTGGAAAATAATCAAAGATGCGGAAAATGCGAAAGAAACATCTATTGCGAAAACACTCTTTGGTCGTTTGCATTCAATGGGTGTCATTGAACAACGCTATAAATCAAAAGTACTCACTTTAAAAGTGAATACTGCAAGTTAAAATTTTGAATGCAGTGCTTGTATATCTTTTAACGCGAGTATGATTTAAGTTCAGTAGAGATAACTAATTACAATAACGTCGCCAGCACCGAAACTTGCTTTCAGTGCTGGCGGGGTTGAACAACTCGCCCCGCGAGGCGTTAGCCGGTTACCAGATTGACACCCAGAGTTAGCAGGTTTGTTACCGCACCGGCAATGACACCCGGTGTCCCGTCTTTCACCGCACTGATAATTTTATCGCCCATTGTTTCAGTACCACCGAGTGCCTCGGGTTTTTTATTGAGTACCGCGAGCGCTTTCTCGGTCAGCCGCACATCACGAAAGTAGGTCTGATGGTCTGTTTCATACTGAATGTAGCCATTTTCTTTTAGAAAAGTGAATGTGCCCTCAACCACACTACGCAATTGATTTAATGCTTTCATTTCCGGTGAGTTAAGTTGGTCAAAGTAGTCATCAGGTAGCGCGGCGTTAAATTTTTCATAGGTAATGACCTGTTGTACCGGGAAGTTATCCCACAGTACCGCAAAGATTTCTGCCGTCTGCTGGTTAAATAATTCGAGGTTTTTAGACATGCATAATTCCCTTTTATCAGTTAAAGACCCGTTTGCCGACTGGGCAAAGAAGCTCACTGTAATGGCCTCAAATAACGACCTGAGTTCTCGTGAGGTGGAAAGCTACACCGCAAAAATGGTCGAGCAAGCCAGTAAAGATGAGCTCACAGTCGTTATCAAACACCTTTTAAATCACATCAGAATGCACAAATAAAAGGATCTTTATCAATATGTTATCTCTCGTTTATGAAAATCCGTGGACGACGGTTTTTTTGTTGATTGTTGCCAGTTGTTGCCTTAACAGTATTATTGGCGCATTGCGCGGCCAGTAACCACAATAAACACGACTCAAACCGGCACCCTGAATGCCGGTTTTTTTATGCGTTTTTTCCGTATTTTCTGCCATTTTTAGCTCCGCATGCATTACTGCATCGAATCGCATGCGTTTTCCTCCCCCGTCACGTGTGAGCGCCGCCAGTGCTGGCGCGCCTCCGGCGTGTTCGTGCAACTGCATTAAAACCGACCCATAAAGCGGGCAGGCGTGGCGGGGATAGCATTGCGCGCTGAGGCGGGTATTTATTTTATTTTTCCAGCGCCTGAGCGCGTCCCTGTAGCGTTGTTGTGGTTGCGGATGAGTAACGAGATGAAGCGAAGCGGCGACGGCGTGTCGTGGCGTTGAGGGCGTTGTATGCGGTTAGGGTAAAGCCGCCACGACGGGCGGCTGTGGGTGGGGTTACTCGTCGTCGCCGAGGCTATATTTTTCAAAGCGGATAATCTCTTCACCCGCCCACTCGTTCAGCTCCATAAACCGTGCCTGTAGCGGGGTCAGTTCGTTACGCACAAAGACCTTTGCCACCTTCTCAACGTCACCCACTGAGCCGACGTTCTCCGGCTTACCGCCCATCAACTGGAACGGAATGCGGTGCGCGTCAAGCAGGTCAGCGGCGCTAACTTTCTTGATATTAAAAAAGTCATCCTTCGTGGCGACTTCGCTCAGTGGCACAATTTTAATCCCGTCTGCTTTACCGTTCGGCGCGTAGAAAAAAAGGTTCTTAAAATTGCCGAGCCCTTTCGAGTCACGCATCGCCTTTCGCAGCGCCTCGACGTCGGTGCTGCTTTGCGCGGCGTCGGTCACATACATGATGTATCCCGCATGCGCGCCGTTCTGGTAATACTTGCGACGGAACAGGGTCGCCGATTCATTCAGCCAGGCTGAATTGAGTGCGCTCAGGTATTCCGGCATCCCGTAAAGCTCCTGATTAATATCGGGCTCGAGCAGGTGGAAGACGGAGCCGGGCGCGAACTGGTGCGGCTGCGTGTAGCTCTGAATGTACCAGTAAACGTCATCCTCGATGCCACGGCGGGTGTATTTCGCCGGTGAGGTTTCCAGTTTTAACGGCTTGCCGGTCAGGCCGCGACGCTCTTCGATAAACGCATTGCCAAACACCAGATAGTCGAGCGCAAACCGGGTGAAGTCCTGACGGGATAACAGCGGATGCGGGATGTAGGTCGACACCAGAATATTACGCTTCACGTAAATCGGCGAGCTGTGATGCACGGCGGCGCGCATGCTCTTCGCCAGCCCGGAGAAACTCACCGGCGGTTCGTACCACTGGCCGTTATCGATACACTCGACGTAATCGAGAATATCGCGGCGGTCGAGTACCGGCGTTGGCTCACCAAAGGTGAATGCTTCCATGCTCTGCGCCGGTGCGGCGGTGTGGTTTTGGGTGCGCGGCGGCTGCTGGCGTTTGTTGCGTTTCTTGCTCATTAGTTCCACTCCATGATGCTGGATGACTGCTCACCGGTCGCGGCGGTCAGCGGCTCATTGATTAATACGTGCATGGTTGCCCAGGCGAGATCGGCGTGACTGGCTTCCTCGGTGCGGCTGGCCTCATAGGTCGAGCTGCGCCCGCTGCTGGTCATGGTTTTGCGGATAGACATAAACGACTGCGTGATATCCGTCGCGCTGACGTCGTACTCGAGGCAACCGCGGCGAATGGTGTCTTTTGCTTTGAGCACCATCGCGGTTTTCATTTCCGGCGTGTAGCGGATTTCCCGCGCTGCCGGGTAGAACGAGCGCACGAGCTGGAAGACGCCCTGACCGAGCCCGGTCGCATCGATGCCGATATATTCCACGGTGTATTTCTGCGTGAGCTCGCGAATGGATTCGGCCTGTTGAGCGAAGTCCATCCCTTTCCACTGGTGGCGCTCGAGGATGCGGAATTTGCCACCGGCAACGACCGGCGGCGCGATAACGACGCACCCGGCGCTGTCGCCACGTAATGACGGGTCGTAGCCAATCCACACCGGGCGGTGACCGAATGGCCGGTCGGCAAATGGCGCGTAGTCCTCCCATTTCTCGAGGCTGTCGACCATGCAACGCTGTAGCTCTTCGAACGGGAATACCGACGCTTTATCGTCGACGAACTCGCACATAAACAGGTTGCGGAATTCATCGACGCTGTTCTCGCGCTTCAGCGTATCGATGTTGAACAGGGTGCACCCTTTGGCGAGTGCGTCCTCGATGGTGACAATCTGCCGCCACTGGCCGTCAGGACAGGCGACGCCCTTCGCGAGTGCGGCGTGGCTGATATCGATATCGACGCGCTCGCTCTTGTCTGAGCGCCCCTTGTTGAACTGCTCACCCGACCAGAACGGGTAAGCGCCGTGCGCCAGCGATGAGGGGGTCGAAAAATAGGTCGTGCGTAAATGCTCCTGTGACGACATGCCCCCGGCGACGCGCTTCAGTTTCTGAAAGTTGGGGATCCAGAAAATTTCGTCGACATACAGGTCACCGTTGTGACTCTGTGCCGTGTTGGCATTGGTACCGAGAAACATCAGCTCCGCGCCATTGTTGCCGAGCACAATCGGGTCGCCGGTGAGCTCGACGCCAGCCTGTCGGGCAAAGGCGATAATGTATTTACGGAATACATAGGCTTGCGTCTTACTGGCCGACAAAAATATCTGGTTGTGGCCGGTCTTCAGTGCCTGTAACAGTGCCTCACGTGCAAAATAGAACGTCGCGCCAATCTGTCGCGATTTCAGAATGTGCCTGATGCGGTGCGCCAGCCCCGCGCGCCACCACTCGAGCTGATAGTCGAAAGACTGTTCGAGGAAAATCTCTTCGAGTTTCTCGATAGCCTCTTCGCTGAAAAAGTTCTTTTTCGGCTTCTTCTTTTCCCCTTTGTTGCGGTTGGCCACGTTCGGGTTTAAATCCGCTTCGTTGCCGGTCTGGCCGTAGCGGTTTACCCGCGCGAGGCGCTCCATCTGGCGCGCCAGAAAATCTGCGACCTTAAAGTCGTGAGCCGTCAGGTCAGGCTTTGCATAGAGCTGAATCAGCCGCGCCTCGAGCGTGAACTCGACCCGGTTTAACGGGGCGGTTTCTTCCCATTTATCACGCTGTTTCCAGCTCTGCACCGTAGGGCGCTTGACCTGTAACTGCTCCGCGATTTGTGGCACGGAATAGCCCTGCCAGAACAAAAGCGCGGCCTGTCGTCGCGGATCGCTGAGTAGTGATGTGTCGTTGGTAGTGGTCATAAAACCTCACTGTGATGAGTACACGGCAAGGCTAAAGATTCAGGGGGGATGAATCGCTAACCCCCTGTTGTGTCAGGGGTTGCACTTCTGTAACCGGTGGCTGGCGAGGGAGGGAGTCGGGAAACTACATCCGACCCGATAACCCAACTCAGGACACCTGATTCATGGCTAAAAAAATTTCGAAATGGTTTCGCATCGGCGTCGAGGGTGACACCTGCGACGGTCGCGTCATCAGTGCGACCGATATTCAGGAAATGGCCGACGGCTTTGACCCGCGCGTCTACGGCTGTCGCATTAACCTCGAGCATATCCGCAGCGTTATTCCCGACAGCCAGTTTTGCCGCTATGGCGACGTCACGGAAGTGAAAGCAGAAGTGATTGACGACGATTCGGCGCTCAACGGCAAGCTGGCGCTGTTCGGCAAAATTGCCCCGCTCGATAACCTGCTCGCGATGCTGGCGAAAGGCCAGAAAGTTTACACCTCGATGGAAATTCGCCCGAACTTTGCCAACACTGGCAAATGTCACCTCATCGGGCTGGCGGTAACCGACGACCCGGCGAGCCTCGGTACCGAGTACCTGCAATTCTGTTCCCGCGCACAACAAAACCCACTGGCCGGGAAGAAAGACCAGCCGGGCGACCTGTTCTCAGTGGCAACCCTTGCCGAGCTGGAATTCGAAGACCTGCCCGACACCCTGCTGACCAAACTCAGCGACACCGTGAAAGGCATCTTCAGCCGTAAACAGACTGACGACGATGCGCGTTTCGGTGATGTACATGAAGCCGTGACCGCCATTGCCGAACGGGTGCAGACCGGCGGCGAAAGCGCTGAGGTGCGTTTCAGTGCCATTGAAACCGAACTCGCCGACGTCAAAAAAGCGCTGGCTGAACAGGCCGACGCCACCTCGCAGCAATTCAGCACTATCAAAACCACGCTGGAGCACACCGAAGACAAAACGCAGCCGCGCCGCAAGTTAAGCGCCGGTGGCGACGGTGATTCGTCTGGCTCCACGCTGACCGATTGCTAACCCCGATAACCCCGAAGGAATACAAAACTCATGCGTAAAGAGACCCGTTTTAAATTCAATCAGTACCTGAGCCGTATCGCCGAGCTGAACGGCATCGCGACCAGCGACCTCGACAAAAAATTCACCGTCGAGCCGTCGGTGACGCAGACCCTGTTTGACAAAATCCAGCAGTCGTCCAGCTTCCTGAAGCTCATCAACATGGTGACCGTTGGCGAGCTGACTGAAGAGAAGGTCGGCATCGATGTGACCGGCTCCATTGCCAGCACCGCTGACACCGACGGCGGCGTCGAGCGTAAAACCGCTGATTTCGCGAAAATGGATGCGTACCGCTATTTCTGTCACCCGGTGAACTTCGACTATCACTTGAAGTACAACAAACTCGACCTGTGGGCGCGTTTTCAGGATTTTCAGATTCGCATTCGCAACGCCATCATCAAGCGTCAGGCGCTGGATTACATCACCATCGGCTTTAACGGCGTGAGCCGGGCGGCGACGTCTGACCGTAGCAAAAACCCGTTACTTCAGGATGTGGCTGTCGGCTGGTTGCAGAAATACCGCAACGACGCGCCTGAGCGTGTGATGTCCAGCATCACCGACGCTGACGGTACCGTGATTTCGAACACCATTAAAGTGGGTAAAGGGGGGCATTACGCCAACCTCGACGCACTGGTTATGGATGCGTTTGAGTCACTGGTCGCGGAAATTCACCGCGAAAACCCGGAAATGGTGGTCATCTGTGGTCGCCGTATCCTGACCGACAAATACTTCCCGATGATTAACAAATTCCAGGCGAACAGCGAACAGCTCGCCGGTGAGCTGATTATCAGCCAGAAAACCATCGGTCAGCTTCAGGCCGTGCGCGCGCCGTTCTTCCCGGCAAACAGCGTTTTCATTACCACGCTGGATAACATTTCGATTTATCTGTACGAGGACGGCCACCGCCGCCACATCGTCGAGAATCCGAAACTCGACCAGGTGGAAAACTACGAACAGGTCAAAGTCGATTTCGTTATCGAGGACTACGAGGCCGGTTGCCTGATTGAAAATATCGAGATCCTTGAGCCGGAAGAACCCGCCACCACTGAACCTGTGAGCGCGGAAGTCTTCGCGGCGGCAATGGTCAAGGCGATGCAGTCTCTGACAGGCGACGCACCGGCTGAAACCAGCACCACTGATGGCACGGAGGCATAACCGATGGCAACCCCCGCACAGCGTCATGCGATGCGGGTCTCGGCTATCAGGGCATCGCAGCGGGATAACGCCCCGCTGCGTCATGCCTCACCTTACGAGCAAATGCTCGTCAAGCTGGCCGCAGACCGCAGGACGCTATCAGCAATTCGTTCTAAAGAACGCAAAGCGGATAAAAAACGCGAATTACTCCCGCTGTACCTGCCGTGGGTCGCTGGCGTACTGGAAAGCGGCACCGGCGCACAGGATGACATTCTGATGACGGTGATGCTCTGGCGTCTGGATGCGGGGGATATCACCGGCGCTGTCGAGATTGCGCGCTATGCCCTGCGTTTTGACCTGTCTATGCCGGAAAATCATTCCCGCCCCGCGCCTTATATGCTGGCCGAAGAGGTCGCGCTCGCGGCTCTCCGCGCCCGTATCGCCGGTGAGCCGGTCGACGCTTCGCAACTGCTCGAGGTCATCGGGCTGACCGATGCCGCCGATATGCCTGACGAAGTGCGCGCCCGACTGCATAAGGTCACCGGTCTGACCCTGCGTGATGCCGGTCAGCTTCCTGATGCACTGGCGCACCTGCAACGCGCCTTACAGCTCGACACCAACGCCGGGGTAAGAAAGGACATTGAGACCCTCACTCGTGAGCTGAACCCGAAACCGGTCGTCGTCAAAAAAACGGCGCCGAAAGCCGCGAAAAAGGCACCCGCGAAAAAACAAGATTCACCGGTGAAACGAGGGCGGGGACGCCCGAAGAAAGTCACCGGTTAACAGAACGCGCCCCGCGCCGGGCGGCACGCTGGTCAATGTCGGTGATTCACCGTAACTGCGACCGGCGTCCACCGCCCACCTATTTACTGAGGTACTCATGACCATGATTGTGATGAATAACCCGGCGCAACAGCGCGACCCGATGGTCATCCCGCCGGTGCCGGTTGACGAGCCGGTGATTAAAAACACGGCCTTTTTCCCGGATGTTGATCCGAAGCGCATGCGCGAAGAAATGCGCCTCGAGCAGACCGTGACGCCGGTGCGTCTGCGCCGGGCGATTAAAACCGCGATGGCGGAGACCAACGCCGAGTTAACCGACTGGCGCGACCTTCAGCTCGCCGCCGGTTACGCGCGACTTGAGGATGTGCCGACGGATGAACTCGACGGCGAAAGTGTGCGGGTTTTTCACTACTTCAACGCTGTTTGCTCGATGACGACCGCGACGCTGTACGAGCGTTACCGGGGTGTTGATGCCAGCGCCAAAGGTGACAAAAAGGCCGACAGCATCGATGACACCATCGATGAAATGTGGCGTGACATGCGCTGGTCTGTTGCCCGCATCCAGGACAAAGCGCGCTGCATCGTGGGGCAAATCTGATGAACGTCATCGCGCATCAGGGCGACACGCTCGACACGTTATGTCAGCGCCATTACGGGCGCACTGAAGGTGTGGTCGAGGCGGTATTGCTGGCTAATCCGGGGCTCGCCGAGCTGGGTGTCGTCCTGCCACATGGCACGGCGGTCAGTCTGCCTGAAGTTGACGCCGCGCCGGTATCGGAGACCGTGAACCTATGGGACTGACTGTGGATAAAATCACAACCTTTCTGACCTACTGGCTGTCAGTGGTGCTGGCGTATTTCGGTACGCAGACGCCGGAACGGCTCGCGCTTTATGTCGGGGGAAGCTGCGCCATTTTTACCGCGTTGGTTAACTTCTGGTACCAGCGAAAGAAATACCGCTATCTCGTCTCGATGGGGATTGATAAGGGGGTTATTCGTGGGCTCATTCGTTAAACGTTGCAGTGTGGCCGTCGTGCTGGCGCTGGCGGCACTGGTGCCTGATTTTCGTTTGCTTCACACCTCGCCGGAGGGGCTCGCGCTGATTGCCGACCTCGAGGGGTGCCGGTTGCGTCCTTACCAGTGCAGCGCGGGTGTGTGGACGTCAGGCATCGGCCACACTGCCGGGGTGGTACCGAAACGGGATATCACCGAGAAGGAAGCCGCCGCGAATCTGGTCGCCGACGTGCTGAACGTCGAGAAACGACTCGCGGTCTGTGTGCCGGTGGACATGCCACCCGCCGTCTATGACGCGCTGGTCAGCTTCGCTTTTAACGTCGGCACCGGCGCGGCCTGTCGCTCGACGCTGGTGTATCACCTGAAACACCGGCAATGGTGGCAGGCCTGTGACCAGCTCACCCGCTGGGTGTTTGTGAATGGTGAGCGTAATGCCGGGCTCGAAAACCGCCGTTTTCGTGAGCGCACCTACTGCCTGAAGGGGGTGAAATGAAAACGATAGTCGTGTTGTTAGTGCTGGCCGTGGCCGGGCTGCTCTGGATGCGCCACGAAAACACCAGTCTGACCCGTTCCTTTGAACGGGCGAATAAAGTCGCCGGTGACCAAAAAACGGTGATTACCATGCTGAAAAGCCAGCTTAAAACGGCCTCCCGTATCCGTGGGGAAAATGAGACCGCTCAGGTCTTACTGCGCGGTGAGCTCATCGAGGCCGGAGCGCGGGCCCAACGTCGGGAACAGACCATTACGAGGTTACTCAATGAAAATGAACAGCTTCGCCGCTGGTATAGCGCTGATTTACCTGATGCTGTGCGCCGGTTGCACCAGCGCGCCGCCTGTACCGACGCCGGTGATTGTTTACAACGCATGCCCGAGGGTCAGTCTTTGCCCGATGCCGGGAAGTGACCCGACCACCAATGGCGACCTGAGCGCGGATATACGCCAGCTCGAGAGCGCCCTCGAGCGCTGTGCGCTTCAGGTCAGAACGATAAAACACTGTCAGGATAAAATCGATGTACAAGCCGAAGAGTCTGCGAAAAGCCTTAACTGACGCCGTGCCGGTACTGGCACGAAACCCCGATATGATGCGTGTCTTTATCGATAACGGGAATCTGGCCTCGACGCTGGCGACATCGCTGTCGTTTGAGAACCGGTACACGCTGAATGTGGTGGTGACCGATTTCACGGATGATATCGAGCTGTTACTTGTCCCGATTCAGGCGTGGCTGCGCATCCATCAGGCTGACATTATGACGACCGATGAAGGGCGTAAAAAGGGATTCACCTATTTTGCCGATATCAACGACAACGACAGCGCTGATATCAGTATCAGCCTGATGCTGACCGAGCGCACTATCGTTAAAGAGCAGAGGGATAAGCTTCACGTTGAACAGGCTGAAGAGCCGCAGCCGCCGGAGCCCGTTACCCGACCGGTTGAGCTGTATGTTAACGGTGAGCTCGTGAGTCGATTGCATGAATGACTTTAAACCCTTTGACGATAAGCTCGCGGGGCTGATAGCGGCGCTGTCACCTGCCGCCCGTCGCAGAATGGCCGCAGATATCGCGAAGACCCTGCGAGCCCGTCAACAGCGCCGGATTAAAACGCAGAAAGCACCGGACGGCACACCTTACGCCGCCCGAAAGCGCCAGCCGGTAAAAGCCAAAAAAGGCCGGGTTAAGCGGGAAATGTTCGCGAAGCTGCGCACCAGTCGCTTTATGAAAGTTACTGCGGGAAATGATGCGGCGGTCGTGGAATTTACCGGCAAGGTACAACGGATGGCGAATGTGCATCAGTACGGCCTCAAAGATAAGCCAGGGCGAAACAGTACGCCGGTACAGTACGATGCCCGACCGCTCATCGGGTTTAATGACGAAGACCGTCAGGCAGTGGAAGAAATAATTATCGCTAAATTGTCCGTTTAGCGTTGTGTCATCGACAGTAAAACCCGCATTAATTGCCGTCCAGAGCACCGGGCGGCATCCTTCCTTGTATGAATACTCGCGCAACTCTTCAGGACGCTTTACGCCTCCTTCGCAACCTGATACGCACCGGCGTCGTCGTCGAAGTTGACCTCGATGACGGGCGCTGTCGCGTCCAGACTGGCGGCATTGTTACCGACTGGCTTCAGTGGCTGACCACACGCGCCGGTCGTTCACGTGTCTGGTGGGCTCCGTCTGTGGGCGAGCAGGTTTTACTGCTGGCCGTGGGTGGTGAACTCGACACCGCTTTTGTGCTGCCCGGCATTTTTTCGGATGACCACCCCGCGCCGTCGGCGTCGGCTGATGCTTTTCACATCACCTTTCCTGATGGGGCTGTTATCGAGTACGAGCCGGAGACCGGCGCGCTGACCGTGAGCGGCATTAAAACCGCAGACGTTACGGCGTCGGATTCCATCACCGCGACGGTACCGCTGGTGACGGTGAAAGCCGAGACCCGCATCACCCTCGATACACCGGAAGTGGTCTGCACCAACAAACTGACGACGGCGACGCTTGAGGTACAACAAGGCGGCACCATGCGCGGAAACATCGAACACACCGACGGTACGTTTAAATCCAACGGCGTTCAGGTCGACAGCCACGGTCACGGCGGTGTGCAAAGAGGTGGAGCCTGGACGGAGGGCACGAAATGACGACCCGTTATATCGGTATGAACAGGGAGACCGGGCGCGCCATCACTGACGCCGATCACATCCGTCAGAGCTGTGGCGATATTTTGCGAACGCCGGTCGGCTCTCGCGTGATGCGTCGCGATTATGGCTCGCTGTTGTTCTCCCTGATTGATATGCCGCAGACCGACGCGCTGAGACTGCAAATTATGTGCGCCTGTTATATGGCGCTGCTGAAGTGGGAACCGCGCATCAGCATCAGCTCGCTGACGGTAGAACGTCAGTTTAACGGTCAGATGATTGTTGAGCTGACCGGCGAGACCCGGGACACCGGCAAAACCCTTTCACTGACTATTCCTGTGAGTTGAATTTATGGCAAACATCGACCTGAGCCAGCTCCCCGCACCTGACGTCGTGGAAACGCTGGATTTTGAGACCATTCTCGCGGAACGCAAAGCGACGCTGGTCTCGCTTTACCCTGAAGAACAACAGGACGCTGTTGCGCGTACTCTCGCCCTTGAGTCTGAGCCACTGGTGAAGTATCTGGAGGAAAACGCCTATCGGGAGGTTATCTGGCGTCAGCGTGTGAACGATGCGGCGAAAGGCTGCACACTGGCTTACGCGAGTAATAACGACCTCGATGTGATGGCCGGAAACAACAACACCGCGCGACAGATTGTGACGCCCGCCGATGACAGCACAATCCCGCCGACACCCGCCGTCATGGAATCTGATGCCGATTTACGGTTACGTGCACAACAGGCTTATGAAGGGCTCAGCGTGGCTGGCCCAGTCGGCGCATATGAATACCACGGTCGCAGCGCCGACGGTCGTGTCGCCGATATCTCGGTTGTCAGCCCGTCACCGGCCTGTGTGACCATCACGGTGCTTTCACGCGAGGATGACGGCACCGCATCCGGTGAACTGCTGACCATCGTTGAAAAAGCACTAAACGCTGAAGAGGTGCGCCCGGTTGGCGATCGGGTGACGGTACAGAGTGCTGAAATCGTGCCGTATCAGATTGATGCAACTCTGTATTTTTATCCGGGGCCGGAGGCCGAGCCAATCCGTCAGGCCGCAGAGGAAAAACTGAAGGCATACATCAGCGCACAACAGCGACTGGGCCGGGACATTCGTCAGTCGGCCATCTATGCCGCCCTGCATGTCGAAGGTGTGCAGCGTGTCGAGCTGGCCGCGCCACTGGCTGACATTGTGCTCAGTAAATACCAGGCATCCTGTTGCACCGAATACCACATCGCTGACGGGGGGGCTGATGAGTAATAAGCGACTGTTGCCTGTTGGCTCATCGCTGCTGGAGGTCGCCGCCGCCCGCGCGGCCGCAGATATTGAGCGTGTGCCGGTACCGCTTCGCACGTTGTGGAACAGGCGCACCTGCCCGGTGCGGCTGCTGCCGTATCTGGCGTGGGCATTTTCGGTTGACCGGTGGGATGAGAGCTGGCCGGAGGCGACAAAACGCAGCGTTATCACCTCAGCGTTTTACGTTCATGCCCATAAAGGCACTATCGCCGCATTACGGCGCGTGGTGGAGCCGCTGGGCTATCTGATTGAGGTTAAGGAGTGGTGGGAGCTCAACGAAGAGCCCGGAACTTTCCGGCTTGTTGTGGGCGTACTCGAGACAGGCATCACCGATGAGATGTACCTCGAGCTCGAGCGACTGATTGAAGGGGCAAAACCGGCCAGCCGACATCTGACCGGGCTCGCTATCAGCCTGAGCACCACCGGGCGCGCTTATGTGGGCGCAAGCTGCTATGACGGCGACCTGTTAACCGTTTATCCCTATGCCGCCGGGGAAATTGTCGTCGGTGGTGAGTTTTATCCGGCTTCGGCCATTCATCTGATTGATAACCTGCGAGTAAGCGCATGACGACTAAATATTTTGCCATCCTGACCACTCAGGGCGCAGCGCGACTGGCAAACGCGACCGCGCTCGGTACCAAACTGAATATCACACAAATGGCCGTCGGTGACGGGAACGGCACATTGCCGACCCCTGACCCGGCTCAGACGAAGCTCATTAACCAGACCCGTATTGCGCCGATTAACTCACTGGGCGTGGATGCCAACGACGCCGGTCAGATTATTGCCGAGCAAATCATTCCTGAAAATGAGGGTGGTTTCTTCATCCGTGAAATCGGTCTTTATGATGATGATGGCATTTTGATTGCTGTCGCCAACTGCCCGGAAACCTATAAGCCGTTACTGGCCGAGGGTAGCGGTCGAACGCAGACTATTCGCATGATTCTCGTTGTCTCGAGCACGTCGGCGATCACCTTAAAAATCGACCCGTCAGTTGTGCTGGCAACCCGTAAATATGTCGATGATGCAGTCATCGAGGTTAAGAGTTACGCCGACAAGCTCATGAAAGCTCATGAGGAAAAGGCTAACCCGCATAAGCAATACCCGTTGATTGCGAACGCACTCAAAGAAATGGCCGATGCCGGATTGGTTGCCGAGGTTCTCAAAAACCTTGGT